CCCAAGGACCCACAGGTTCAGCAGGTATTCAAGGTCAAGTAGGTCCTACTGGTATTCAAGGTATAACAGGTCCTACAGGTGCTGCAGGTGCTCAAGGTATTCAAGGACCCACAGGTTCAGCAGGTGCTGCAGGTGTTGCAGGTATTGTAGGTGAAGCAGGACCAACAGGTGCTCAAGGCCCAACAGGACCCACAGGATCTATTGGTATACAAGGTATCCAAGGTCCAACAGGTATCCAAGGTCCAACAGGCAATGATGGACTTATAGGACCAACAGGTGCTCAAGGTGTTCAAGGTATTCAAGGCAATGCTGGTGTTACAGGACCTACAGGTAATGATTCAATAGTCCCAGGACCCACAGGTCCACAAGGGCCAACTGGATCCGCAGGTGCTGCATCTACATTAGCTGGGCCAACAGGTGCTCAAGGACCAACAGGTCCACAAGGACCAGTTGGTGCAGACTCTACAGTAGTAGGTCCTACAGGTCCCTCAGGCACTCAAGGTACTACTCCTTACAGTATGGTAACTGAAGTTTTTACAGCAAATGGAATTACAAATACGTTTACAATTAATAGTGGATGTACTATTAATACTATTTTTGTGGTAGTTAATGGTGTAATATTAACACCTACTACTGATTACACCGTTTCTGGAACTACTTTAACAATTACTGCACCAACATTGGATAACGGAGATGAAATCGTTGTAAGAGAGCTACTAGGAGATACTGCTGGTGGTGGTGAAAGTGCCGAACAGGTAGCACAAACTGCATCTGATATAGCAACCGTCTTCTCAATAGCGTTAGGATAAAAAAATATGGCAACAATATTTATAAATACAATTTCAACAAATGTAGGCACTACAGAAGTAGTAGCCTTTACCGCTACTGAAAAATCAATGTTAGTTGGAGGTACAGTGGTTAATCTCATAGGGAGCACTGTACCTTTTAATTTAAAGTTGCGAAGAGGTGCAACAGATGTTTATCTACATAAAGGTAAACGAGTAGAAGTAGGAGAAACTTTTGCTTTAGATGCCAGTCGAAAAACAGTTTTATCTACTGGAGATAAACTAGTTGTTTCTGCGGATGCAGACACTAGTGTAGACATAGTTTTTTCAATACTACAAGGAGTGTCATAATGACAATCGGATCATTAGAAACAATTGCCGCTACGGATACCATAGAAGACATAGTTAATAAAACTTTTTATGGATTCAGAGTTGATGGTCAAAGTGGTAAACTATATTTGGAATGTTTAACAGGTGATACTCCAGTTAGCTTGCCAGCAACTAATCCTACAACAGAAGTAGGAATTAAAAATGACAGTTACCAACAATGGTTTTGGTCAAAAAGTCTTGTTAAACTATATTGGGGCGATAATGCCACAAACTGGAAAAATCGCTTACTTATGAAAGTATTATAATATGAGCCAAATTATTGATTTAGGAAAACTGCGCTTATCCTTCATGGGTGTATGGAGTAGCAGCACAACATATGAATATAATGATGTTGTAAAATATGGTGGAAATTTATATGTGTATATAAGTCCACTTAATACTGCAAATAATTTAACAACTAATACATTGTATTGGTCGTTGTTGTTAGAAGGTGTAAATCTTCGCGGCGAGTATGCGGCTGGAACGACTTATGCTATTGGTGAAGGCGTTATTTATAACACAAAAGTATATATATCTACTCAAAATAGTAATACTGGTAATACTCCCACACAAACTTCTGCTTTTTGGGCAATGTATGCTGGTAATGTTCTACCAGATCAAAGCACCACTAATCAAGGCAAAGCCTTAACAGTACCTTATGACAATGCTAGTCCAGTATGGTTAAGTGCTACCGCTAGTGCTCAAGTCCGTTATGTAGCACCACACGGTCAAGATACTGCAGCCAGCGGAAAAAGTTTAGCTACTCCATATGCAAGTATTAAATATGCTTGTTTAGATCTTGCTACGGGCGGTCAAGGTGGTACTATTAAAGTTTCAAACGGTACTTACCTAGAGCAGTTACCTATTGTAGTTCCTCCAAATGTAGCTATTGTTGGTGATAATCAACGTACAGTAACTGTACAACCAAAAACTGGTTTAAGCGACGATGGTACTAACTTAAATGTTAATAGTACGATGTTTAAGATGAGCGATGGCTCAATTCTTAACAAAATGACTTTTAAGGGTATGACTGGCTGGACATATGGATTAAGTCCTGCAGATATTACTAGTTCAACAGCTAGAGGTATTGTTGTAGCATTTAATGAAAATAGTCCTGTAACTGTGCGCAGTCCTTATATACTAGAATGCTCGGCAATTCTTAGTGGAGGTATTGGAGCTTATGTAAATGGTAGTGCACATGCTACTGGATACAAGTCAATGCTTTTCCATCAATATACTGTAATTAGCGACAATGGTGTTGGATTTTGGGTCCACAATAATGCTAAATCAGAAATTGTAAGTTGTTTTACTTATTATTGTTATTTTGGATACTCAGCAAGTGCTGGTGGATACATTAGGTCACTTAATGGTAATAACAGCTATGGTACTTGGGGTTCAACAGCTACTGGATTTGACTCCACAGAATCTACTACAAGCGGTACAATATTTGGAAAACAATTAAATTGTATTACGACAGGTACTATTAATGCTGGTGATACAGTAACAAGCAGCGCAGGCGGCACAGCTATAGTTCGCAGTGTGCAACAAAGTGCTAATAAAGTTTATGTTACAGATATTGTTGGTGATTTTAATCTTACTAACACACTTACATTTACAAGCGGTGGAACAGGTACTGTTAGTGCTGGAGCTTTAGAAAATCAAAAAGGTCTAGTATTAGTTCTTAAGAATTTAACTGCACGACCAATTGCTGGTGGTAGTATTACTATAACTGGTGATGCTTATAGTTATGTTATTCAAAGTGTTAGTGGTGCTTGGACTAATGCTAATAGTGTTATTACAGTTATCCTTACGCAAGAAAAATTAACAGGATCTGCTGACGGTACTACATTTGTTGTTAGATATAAATATTCACAAGTTCGCTTAACTGCTCATGACTTTTTAAGTATAGGTACTGGTGGTGTTACAACTACAAATTATCCAGGTACTCCAACACAAGCGCCTGTTCAAGGTCAAGAAGTTGATGAAACAATTCCTGGACGCGTATTCTATGTTTCTACCGATCAAGATGGCAATTTCCGTGTAGGCGACTACTTTAAAATTGATCAAGCAACTGGACGCGCTACACTTAATGCTAACGCCTTTGATCTTAGTGGACTAACAAGCTTGAAGCTTGGTTCTATTGGCGCACAATTAGGTGAATTAATTAGCGAGTTCTCTTCAGACGCTACATTAAGTGGTAATTCAAATGTTGCTGTTCCTACTGAATTTGCCGTAAAACAATACTTTACTCAGATAGCTACTGAAACTAAACCAGCGACTGATGCAACTCATGATTTAGGTACAGTAGCTAAAAAGTGGAACAACATTCACGGTACTACACTTTTACTGATAAACAAACGTTTAGTGGTAATAGTGTAGCGATGGGTGTTAAATTAGTAAATGCATTAGAAGCTATTACTACTACTGGAACAGGATCTGGTGGAACAATTAATATTGATGCAACTACTCAGTCACTTGTTTATGCTACTGCTAACGCTACTGGTAACTTTATCTTAAATGTACGGGCTAATTCAACAACTCCATTAAACACGTTAATGGCAGTTGGAGAAACTTATACTTTTGTATACATGAATACAAATGGCGGAACTGCTTATTACGCAACAGCTATTCAAGTTGATGGTGTTGCAATAACTCCTCGGTGGTCTGGCGGTACAGCTCCTACTAGCGGTAATGCTAGTTCTATTGATGTATATACTTATACAGTTATTAAAACTGGTAGTGCCGCATTTACAATATTAGCCCAACAAACTAAATTTGCATAAGGATAAAAAATTATATGTCAATTAATAGCACATTTGCATCAGCATCAAAACGAGGTTTTGCTGGTGCAGGCGGTGGCGGCTTAGTCGCTACTGGTGGCAATACTGTAAATACTTATGGTCTTTACAAGCAACACATATTTACCAGTTCAGGTACTTTTAGTACTTCTGGTCCTGCGACACTAACTGTTTTAATTGTTGGAGGTGGAGGCGGCGGAGGAGTACTTGGCGGTGGCGGAGCTGGCGGTGGAGTAATTGTTGCTAAAAGTGTAAACCCTGTTTCTGCTGGAAATTATACTATTACTGTTGGTAATGGCGGCACCGGCCAACAAGGTTGGAATACCGTTTCTAGTGGTGGCCAAATTGCTAGAAAAGGGGAATCTTCTTCAGCATTTGGCATGATCGCTTATGGGGGTGGTTCAGGACGTGGTTATAGTAGCCAAGGTGCTGATTCTGAAAATCAAGCTGTTGCAAATTATGGGGGTACTGGCTACTCAAATCCAACTTCGCACCCTAATGGAAGTCTTGCAAGTATGTCTTTTGCAAGCGGTTGGACAGGTAACATATACGGCGGGTATATGGGCGGAATGGGTGCTAGTAATTGTTGTCCTTGTGGTGGAGGTAGCGGTGCTGGTGCTGGTGGTGCTGGCTCTCCAAGTTATAGTTGGGGAGTTTCTGATGGTCAAGCATTTGCCGGAGGTCCAGGAGTATTACCTACTTTAGATGGAGTTGCACTATACGGCGGACAAAACATCTATTTTGGCGGTGGTGGTGGCGCAGACGGGTACTGTACCAATAACGGTGGTAACGGTGGAATAGGCGGTGGCGGTGGAGGTGGCGATGTACAAACTAGTCCTGGCAGTGGTGGAGGTAGCGCTGTAAATGCCGGTGCTGATGGCTTAGGTGAGCCTATTAGTAATGGTGGTGCTGGTGGTGCTAACACAGGCGGTGGTGGTGGTGCTGGCAGTAACGGAGGCGGGGCATTAACTGTTTTTGGTGGTGCTGGTGGTTCTGGTATTGTAGTTGTAAGGTACTTATTAGCATGAACGCAAAGTTAGAAATTTGTAAGCAGTGCGACAAATTTAATAGTACTACAAAAATGTGTGGAATCTGTTACTGCTTTATGCCGGCAAAAACTCTTATGCCCTTTGCTACTTGCCCGTTGGGTAAATGGAAAATTTTAGAAACTAAAGGTATAGATAATGAAATACGCAAAAATAATTAATAACAGTATTGACATTTTTCCTTATACATGGGAAACTTTGCAGAGTGAAAACCCACATTCAGTGTTTGATGATCGATTTACTTTAGCAGAATGGTATGACCAAACTGAAAATAGTAATGTATCAAATGCAAATGTTGTAGAAGTTTTAGAATTACCAATTCCAACTATTGATCCAAATGTATTTAATTTAAGTCCCCCAACTATTCCTGAATTTATAGACGGGGCCTGGGTGTTAGCATGGAAAACAACAGAAAAAACACCAGAAGAAAAAGCTGCTTTTCAAGCACTAAATACAGAATACGCTTCTCAAGTAGCCGGAAATTATGTCCCTTAAAGAACTAACACACCAAAATCATGTAAAAGCAGAAGCTCATCCGTTTACTACACGTTTAGTAAGCGGTGAGCTTTCTAAAGAAGTATACGCTGATTACTTATATAATCAATTACCCGCATATCACAAATTGGAAACTCTTTGTGAACAGCGGGGGTTGTTAAAAAACATTGAAACAATTAAAAGGTCTCAAGCAATTTTAGACGATTTTAATGAATTAACACCTACATATCCAATTTCTAAAATTTATCCAGCAACTATAAAGTATGTTGATTATTTAGAAAATTTAACTAATCAACAACTGCTTGCTCACCTTTATGTAAGACATATGGGCGATATGTATGGCGGTCAAATGATAAAAACAAAAATTCCAGGCAATGGTAGTATGTACGATTTTTCTGATAGAAAAACGCTTATACAAAATTTGCGTGAAAAGTTATCAGACGATTTAGCTGCCGAAGCAAACCACTGTTTTGAACAGATTTTTGACTTATTTACAGAACTAGCCAATGAGCACAATATTCAGTAAACTAAAAACACATGCCCAAGAATTGGAACAAATACTTGAAGCTAGAGCCTTTTTAATAGAGCCGGAACAACCTTCTCAATGGTATACACGAAATTACTCCAGTGCTTGGACGCGTAGAGCTAACCTAGATGTTATAGATGCTTGTGAAAGCAAAAAACTATACATGATGCACTTATGTATATTTCCTCATGTATATGATACTGCACCAATATATGGCTTTGACATTATAGCCGGTACTAATAAAATAACGGGCGCATTTTTAGATTTTTCGCCAGTAGGTGATATCGAGCACCCACTGTGCAAGTATTTTCAAGAGTTGGTAGAACCAACTTCGTGGGCAAAGCCCCGAGAACTGCCCGAGTGGGCACGTAATATATTTAGCAATCGTATGGTTGCAGCTGGTAATATCAACACAGATTTTGAGTTATCAGTGATTTTAGAAATTTCAAAGAAGTCATTGGTTTATTACTTGGACAATATAAAAAAACATCGTCCAGCATTAAAATACGAAGAAATGGTTGCGGCTAATGATTTTACTGCAAAGCAAAATTATTACTGTCAACAACAAAAATGTAATCCACATACTCCCAGAGTGTTACAATCGCTGGGATTTTCAGAAACAGAGACATATGATTACATACATAAAGAATTATTTCCTGAAATCCTTGTTTAAGACTCAGTACTTATACTACTTAGCAGGGTTAGTTTATTGGGAAAAATCCTGTGCTATTACTGATAGCAACGATACCTTAATTTATTTTAATAGGAAATAATATGAGCAGCATAGCCGTTCGTTTAGCAAATTTAGCAGAGGGTTTATCGCCAGAAGGTGTTATTCCTGCCGCAAAAGGCGGTACAGGTACTACTAGCGGAGGCGGTGGTGGATATATTAATTTATCAATGTTGGGAACAATAGTGCTTCCTTTTACAGGTGTACCGCGATTTTATTCACCTGCAGCTGTAACTATAACTACAGTGTATGCAAATATATCTGGTGCTGCTAATGGTAGCTTAACATTTACCATAAAGAAAAATGGTACAAGTATTGGTACAACTTTTACAATACCTACAGGCACGGTAATAATGACACCAGTTGTTATTAACGTATCATTAACAACAAGTGATTATCTAACTCTTGACGTTGCTGGCACTGCTACAGATGCCAAAGACCTGTATGTTAGATTGAAATATTTATAACAAGGAGTTAGAGTAATGGATTTACAGAAATTACAAGAATTATTTGGAACTGAGCCAGCAAGAATCTACACATTCACTGCTTCTGTTCCTGAAAACAGCAACCCCGTTGCACATATTACTGAAGCTTTTGCTATAGCAGCTGGTACAAATTTAATTAATTGTATAGTAACTGAAGTACGTGGCAATTGGCTAGTGTATACTCGAGAAACAGAAGTTACCAGTGATACATTTATGTTAGTAGGTGAGCTTCCGTTACCTGAGCCTGAGCCCGAGCCCGAAGTTCCAACAGAACCCAATGAGGAGACACCAAATGCTAGTTAAATATAGAATGTTATCAACTATAACCAACGCTCAGTTTAAAGCTGATATAATTGGTATTATAGAAGGTACTATTACAAGCACTGCTCAACTAAGTGCTGGAGCTGATACAACAAATAGTTCCTTTACTGGATCATATCCAACTGGCACATATACTAAAGTTAATGCTACCACAAATACTTTTAGTAAAGTACATGGCACAGACGCTGCGTATACTCACTACTTCAGATTAACATTTGATGCTGGAGTAGGGTTAGATGCAAAATGGACTAATTTTGCGCTTGCACAAGGTTATACATCAGGAACTGATACACTATTAAATAGTTCAAGTCTTACTTGTAACGTAAAACCAAACACTTTTATTGGTAGTGCGGCATTTCCGTCAGGTATAAACATTGTATTAACTCCTAAAAATATTTGGTTTAGTAGTCTTACAAGTGGTGCAACATTTGGTATATTTGATTTAGGTGCTAATGGAGTTACAGCAACATATGCTGATAATATGAGAATGTGTATTATGAATACTACTGCGACAAGTAGTAATATTGTTGTGCCTTATGTTTATAGTATTGATGGTCCTAACAGTGCATATACTTCAATGACTGCTACTGTAACTACTCTTGGAAATCCAACATTAAAAACAAATACCGCAGGCAGCGCACTGATTATTGAAAATCCTGCATTTGTTCAATTTTCACAACAAGGTAATCAAGTTTATGGTATTGCTAACTTATTAAAAATAGGAACTAGTTTATTTGCCATGGATAGCATTTATAATACCGCAGGTGTTCGGCGAATAGTCGCCCCAATAGATTACGCAATAGTTACGGAGTAAAAATATGTTAGCAATAATCAATACAAGCGGCTGGAATGCAGCCCAAACTTCCGGATCAGGTATCGGAGCCAATGCAAGAACTAGAAGTTTTAATTTTATGTCTGCTGTGCATTCACTTGCAACGTGTGCAGCTGGAGGAACTCCTGTTGCTGTAAATCCTGTTGATGCGAATACATCAATAAAAAATACTAGTTTTAATTGTATTAAACTATTAAGTAATACAGAAGCAGGTGGCTGGACACTGGGTAGTA